TCTAATACCTACAGCCGCCGTGCATACAGTAAAAACGAGCCAAGTGTACCACTCTGGCAACTCAGACAAACGCTCAAAGCCGTTTTTAACTGTTTCTTCCATTCCAGGTATGAAGCATAGCAGGCATGGTATAAGAACGGCAAAAGTGACCACTTCGTCTTTGATTGACGACTGAGTGCCCTCCGCCATAATGCGTTCCCAATCAGCAACGCTTGTCTTTTCTGATAGCAGTATCTTTGCTTTGGCTTCAGCCTCAGTCAGCTTTAGCTTTGCTTCTGCGGCTTGCTTTGTGGTTTTAGCATCGAGCCAGCTACCAGCAAGATTAGCAATCGGTGTTAAAAACTGTATCACTGTTTTTTCTCCCTAATACTGTTAAATCCAAAGTATCCTACGACAACACCACTGGCTGCCACAACGTACACACTGGCTATGTCTGTTATAAGACTAGCGGCAGCTTCAAATCCTAAGACTGATGCAAGAAGTATAATAAAGGGATACAGTAGCATACCAGCGCAGCATGCTTTTACGAGCAATCTCTCTGTATTTCTTTTCTCATCGGCATCCTGGATTTTTAATCTACGATCTTCTAGTTCTAGAGCCTGAAACTCCTTTTTATCAATGTGCCCGTTATTATCCTTGTCTAGCTTTTCGAACTCTGTCATTTGCGTATTCCTCAACTATCCTTCTATTATATCCTAGTATAATTAATTTTCCAAACTTGTCGTATGCTGCAAACTTCTTGCCCCATTCTATTATTACTGGCTTGCTACCTCCAGACACGCTACTTTCATTGAGTTGTGTGTCACCATGATTTTTGCCTTTTCTGCTTCTAGCTGGCATTCTTTTAAATCCGAATATGTGCCGATCTGATAATATTTAAGATTATCTGTGTTTATAAAATGTAAGAATATTAAAACATAGGTCATTACCAAGTTCCTCTGGCTTTGCCTATAAAATATATGATTACGCCGAATAAAACAAATCCGACTAAAACTATAGCTATGCCAACACACCAGTTTATCAGGTTGTCTATCTTTTCTTGCCTGCGATACACCGCTTCTTTCTGCATTCTGCGCTGTTCGGCTTCGATCTGCACTATGCTTTCCCAAGCCGAAGGCCCATAGTAGAGCGAGATATACTCGCGTAACTCTTCACGCATTTCTTTTGCTTTTTGTTGGTGCGCCCAAATTTCTATGGCAGACGTGTCAAACTTAGTTACCTTTTTCCACAAAGGAGGGTCTTTTGCTTTCGCTCCAAGATAGTCAAGATCACTTACTGCTCTGCCAAAAGCCGATAAATCTTTTCCTAATTCACTTATTTCCTTACCTGCATTGACCGCTTTTTTGATGGCCGAAAACGCCCCTGTCGCCAATGCAATCGCTGATGCTGGGTCTATCATCTACCATCGTCATACCTGGAACTATTAAGAAGATAGTCCAGAGTATTCTCCAATGAATTAATACGGCCCTCCATTTGGATCATGCGAGTGTAATACTCGTTGACCAACTTAATCGTATTCTCGTCTAAATCTTCTTGTAACTTTTCATCTACTAGCATCAGATCATCTTCTGTCTCAACTAGTACCTCCAATAAAACGTCTATCTTTTCTGAGTTATCGCTGATGTCTCTTAAAACATTTGCTCCCCAAAAAACTGCTGCTGCCAACTGCGCCCCTAGCGCAACAACTAACACAATTGGCAGCTTCAAGTTTTCCACATCATCACCCTATTTACGCAAAGCTTGTTCTATCGTGTCAAGCTTTTGAAAGATAGCTCTGATCGTTTCTTTCATCTCTTTCATTTCACGATCATATGCTAATTTATTGGCTTCATGCTGTGCTTTTAAAACAGCTATATCTGTATGGTGTTGGCCTTGACGTTGATAGATCATCCAGACGAAATATGCGATAGGCAGCACAACCCACTGCATGATACTATCAATCATATCAAAGCTAACGTCCATCAGTACTTGCCTTCCCAAACTCGAAGCTTGCTAAATTCGTTACTCATTAACTTCCTTTTTAGCACATCTTTAACGGCTTGTGTATCCGTCCATTGCACTCCAGCCTCTTTTAGCCAGATATTTAGCAATGCCATGTCTACGTTACCGACATGCTTGTAGTCTGAGCCGAACGAGTTTTCTGTCTTGTCTCTTGCATATTGAGCGTCTTTAAGCATGACAGATGCATCATGCGTTTTCTTGATGAGCATCTGATCGTCATTAAACGTAACGCTTTCAGCAATCTTAGTAGATGTATTAGCCATTCTCCCAAGCCTCGTTTACGTCAGGAGTGCTAGGATCGTCAGCTTTTAGAGTGCCATCTGCGTTTCTTGCTCTCTTTTTTTTTGCGGTAGTTTTCTTTGGCGCTTTCTTTGGAGCTTCTTCTGCAAGAACTTCTATGGTGTGCGGTCTTGCTGCTAAAATTTTATCAACTTCTGCTTTTGGTAGCTCAACAATATCGCCATTACGAGCCATGCCTTGTGATGTGGACATGCTACGCATTTTTATTAAAACTTTCATATTATTCTCCTCATAAGTGTAGGGGCATTGCTGCCCCTACTTTTACTATATCATACCGCCGCTGAGAAGGGCGTTGCTTCTGTGCCAGAAGCTTCAGACATAACCATAACAGCCCATGTGTTTGCTGCCATGTCTGTGCAAGTCACACGCCAACCTTTAAGACCACCAGTTGTTGATCCATCAAGTGTGATTGTGTCACTTGCTGCTGCTGTATAGAAGCAAGATGCGCCTGCGCTATCGTTACCCAAGTAAGCTACGCCAGCCATTGTGTCATTAGCGTTTGCTACTTGAACCTTTTGATCGCCAGTTGCATCAATAGCACCAATAAAGTTGTAAGTATTGCCTGATCCTGTAGCCGCAGGCAAAGTTGCAACGCAACCTGCCGCACGGTTAAGAACAACTGGCATACCAACATGAGCATCTGCATTAATTGATACAGTCGCCGCAGTAACGGTGCTTAGTCCATGTGTGCGTTCATAATTTGAAGCCATAACTAACTACCCCTTATGAAGTTGTGTTGTCAGCAATGATGCCGTTTGCAGCTTCGTTCTTAGCACACAGTGTAAGCTCAGTTACAACTTGACGCTTGGTTGCATCGCCTGTTTTTGCCAACTCAATGTTTTTAGTTGGGCGTAGTACCGCAACTTCCCACATGTCATCTTGCATGATGAATACGTCACGAGAACGGTTCTCACGGCTTGGCATGAACTCTACAGTTCCCCAAGGTGTAACGTATACTGCAAGCGACTTGATAACACGCTCATCGCCAGCTTGTACTGCTGAACGCTGATTGTTGTTACCTGTGAAGCCTAGAGCAACATTCATTTGAAATGCTGATAGGTACACAGTGTCTGGGTTTCCGCCATTCTCCCAAATTGACTGCATAACTGTGTCAAACTTGGTTTGTGAAAATGCTGTTGGAGTACCATCGTCTGTACGAGCGTCAGTACCATCCCCAGTTGGGTTTGCACCAGAGTTACCTGATTGGAAGTCTACGTTTGTAGTCATCCAAGAAGGCGCACCAGCTAATTCCCTGGCGACACTTGACGAGCCAGCAACTTTTGCGTTGTTGTCAAACAAAGCTTTCTCGATGTCGAGCTTCTGCTCAGCAGCGATTTTCAATGTTTGATACGCAATTTCCTGCGCTCTACCTGCTTTGTCTAGACCCTCGTCTGTGTCTGGAACAGTCACAGCATTTTTGAAAATCTGTGTTCTGTTGTTCAGACGACTTGTTGCAGTCGCTGCGCCAGCAGTCGTATCGTCTCCTTCTATATGCGAATTTTGTGCACTTGCTCTTAGGCTGTCTGTTTGCCATTCCACCAAAGTATTTTTCGCAGTAGTCTTGCGAGACTTTGTGTAAAACGGTGTTTCTTCAGGCGAGATATTGGTGATAATATCACTCAAATCTTCCCGAATACCGACAGCATCATAACTGTCGAATGTATTGGTTGGTTGTGCCATAGTAATTTACTCCTTTAAGGCTTTAACATTAGACCGAGGGCATCCTCAATCCTACCAGATTTACGCAACTTCTGTTGCTGTTTCTTTCTAGCCGCAGCTTCACCATCGTTTGCACGCCGTTTAGCTCCAGCCTTCACAACAGGTTTTGGCTGTTCTGTCTTGGATGCCGTTAACTTCTTTTGCTGCAAACGCTGCCACTTCATGGCATCATTCAGAGCT